CTTTAGTATCTAATTTTTTAATATCTTTTTTAACACCCATTGCTGCTTTCTTAGCATCTTCATTACTTAATTTAGTTTTAACAATAGCTTGTATATCACTTTTATTAGTTATATCTTCCATAGACATTCTAATATTTTTAACACCAGCTTTCATTCCCATAGTTGCAATCATTTTCATTACTGGCTCTGCGATTATAAAAGCTACATCTGGTGTCCATTTACCTTCCATGAATCCATTGAATATAATTATTCTACCCAATGCTTCTACAGGTATACCTGCATCAAGCATAGCTATCATTTGTTCTGCAAACTCTGGTCTGTGTAATCTATCCCATACAAAATCTGCAGCTTCAGATGTATCTGTATATAATGGTGGATGCTCCCAAGGATAATTACCTGGTGTGTCAGTTAAACCCTGACCAGGCACTGGAGCATCAAACGGATTATCTTGACCTTCTTTAAATTGATCCATATTTACCTCTATGATTTTCTACTAAAATATCTCATATCAACAAGATATCTTTTTAATCTATAATTCCATTCTGCAGTTAATGTATCTGCATCTACTGTTTTTGGACCACCTGTCATGCCTCTTGTGCTAGCCATACCAGCTCTACCAGGACTTCTAAATCCCATCATTGATGATCCTAGACTCGGGGGTGTGATTGATGTATCCATTATTCCAAACTCACCACCGCCAGCTTTTTTTTCAAATAATGATCCTGTTATTTTATCTGCTATATTACCACCTTTTTCCCCACCTAATGTAGTTCCTACCCATCTAGCTGCACCTTTAACTGCTCCTTGTACAAAATCTTTAATCATTTATCCTCCTATTTACCTGATAATAAATCAAAACCAAATTTTCCTATCATCTGATACATAGCATCTTTAGATGCTTTGTCCTGTAGATCTACCGCAGTTGATCTTTCTAGAGCTGCCATAGCTAGATTATGATTTCTATTTTCCATATTCTCTGAAGAAGTATTAACCCAAGATGCCTCATCTCTCCACTGTTGCCATAATGATGACAATGCCCAGTTAGAAAGATTTAATAAGTTTTGTGCATTAGTTTGATTAGCTGCATTTACGGCTGCTGTATTAGCAGTATTAACTGCTCTTCTCCAAACAACATTTGATTGATCTATTTCTCTTTGATTTGTTACATTAAATTGTTGTCTTTGATTATCTAATGTTGCATTAAATTGTCTAACAACTTGTTCTCTTTTAGCATTAGCTTCATTAACAGCTATTGTATTTTGTGCGTTTAATGCATTGATCTTACTTTTTTCTGCCTCTGCAAATTTAGTCATTGCATCAAGTCTAACAGCATTTTGGTCTGCAACTGTTGTAGCAAGTTTACTATAAAATTGATTTACTTGATTTTGACTTGTAGCATTAAATTGAAATGCAGCATTTGCAGCTGCTTGATCTGATAATATAAAATTCTGTCTTGCGTTTATGTTTTGTAAATTTGTTTGCTGTCTATTAGATAAATTAGACAGATCCATTTTAAGATATGCTTGTGCATTTGTGATAGCTGCCTGTTGATTATTAGACAGATTCTGAAATATCATCTGCTTATATGTAGCAGCATCTTGTGCAGCTATTGGTATAGCAGAGTTCATGATACCTTCAGCTAATGCTTCAGCTGCCATTGAACTAGCACTTAATCCCCTATTAGCCATCGCAGCTTCGGTAGCTTTTGCTGCACCTCTAGCCCATACTGGTAAAGGATTACCAGATGCTAACGCTGTCGATACTTCATTTTGTAAACTTTCTAATTGACCTTTTACTGTTGCATCAGATGTTATAGTTCCCGTTGCTGCAGTCATAGGAGCTGACACGGTTCCCTGTGCTGCTGTCATCGTAGGAGTTAGTGATGTTACAGTAGCAGGAGTTATAGTCTGTGCAGCTGCAGCTGTTGGTGCAGTTACTTGAGTTCCTGCCATAGTTCCTGGTGCAGCTATAGTGGGAGCAGCAGCTGTTGTAGGAATCGTAGAAGCAAGAGTTCCAGTAACACCAGCTGTACCCATAAGTTCAGTTGGTGCAACATTTTGTAATTGTGGTGATATAGTTGTACCCGTGGGTAAACTAGGTGTTCCTGCCGCTAAACTTTCTATTAGACTAACAGCTTTTGCACTACCTGTCTGCTCTGGTTGGGCAGGTGTGATAGTTCCTTTTTGTAATTGTACTTCGTCTGGTGTCGCCATTATCTCCCCTGTCGATTATATTTTTTAAACATTCGTTTCTCTGATTTATTTTTATTCTTCTTGTGTACTCTCGGTCTCTTCTTAGGTTTAGGTCGTGGTGTAAAATTTTTAAAATTAACACGAGCCATTGTTATTATGGTTTAGTTGGCCATGTAACATTATTACATTTCTCAACAGTGTCCTTACCCTCAGGCAGGTCCCTTAACTCCTGTCTGTATGTTCTCATGTCATCTGACATAGTAACATCAGATAAAGCATAGAAGTCAGTCTCAGCTAATAGTT